CGTCGACTTCTATTCAATTCCGGTCACCATCGGAGAGTTCTACAAGCTTCGCCACATCGACTTCGCGGCCGATGGGGCGACGTTTGATTGCCCGATGCTGCCGACGACCCTCGACGCAGCGTACCGTTACGCACGCTCGAGTGGGTCGAGTCGACGAGCCCCGCGCTACCGCATCATGGGGCAGCGGTTGGTCCTTGAGCCGGCCCCATCGGTCAGTGGTACCGCGATGCGCGTGTATTACATCCCGCTGCCTACACAGCTGACCGTGGACAGCGATCAAGAAGTCGTGTTCCAAGTCCCGACCGAAGAGCGGTTGCTGGTCCACTACGCTGCGCGCCAGATCAAGGTGCGCGAGGATCTCGATACGTCGAACATCGACGGAGAAATCGCGCGGCTGATCGGCCTGCTGCGGACCGCGGCCGATGGACGCGACGCGGCAGAACCATTTTATTTGAACCCAGCCGGCCCTCCAAGGCATGATCTCTATGATGACGAAGAGATCTGGTGATCCAATGGTCAGGCTGGAACGCGTTCTACCCAAAGTCCAATGGGACAATGGGTGTTGGATACTTCGCGGCAAGCTAGATCGACTTGGGTACGGAAGGATCGGGCACACGGACGGAACCGGGTTGGCCCATCGTGCAGTTTACATTGCCCTGATCGGAGATCCCGGAAGCGGAGTGGTGCTTGACCACCTGTGCAGAAATACATCCTGTGTAAACCCATGGCACATGAGCCCCACGACGGTATCAGACAACGTTTCCAGGGGTGCAAATAAGAGAGACCGTCCGAACTGCAAACAGGGCCACCCGTACACGACCGAGAATACATTTTATCAGAAGACTCCCACCGGCAGGAAGCGTGTGTGCGCTACTTGCTCGAAGGTTTGGACTGATAAATACAAGGCCAGCAAGTAGATGCCAGCGCGTCGACCAGTGCGTCCGGTTCCGGTCGCGGCGCTTACGGTCCCCCGGGTGGAGGATCCGGAGATCAGCCGAGTCATCGACCCTATTGTCACGGCGATCCGTGACCTGCAGCGGCGGGTCTCTCTTCTGGAGAACGTACCTGAAGTCGTCACCGAGACGGTGGCCTCGCCGCTGTTTGATACGGTTCTGACGCCAGCCCAGATTGTACTTCCCACGAATAACTGGGTCCCGGGGACCTTCGGTATCATCACGTTGGTACGTGTCACCACCGACGCGTCTAGGACGGTGTCAGGCATGGCCGGCGGCGTGCCGAATTCGATCGTTTGCTTGCTGAACGTCAACGCCATCGGATCCAATGCGCCAACCTATTCGCATGAAGATGCCCTCAGCGTAGCCGCGAACCGATTTCACAACTCTGGCGCGGTGTCGAAAACCGGGCAGTCCTCTGGCGCCGTCTGGTACATGTACGACGGCGTATCGTCAAGGTGGCTTAACATCATGGATACCCAATGAGTCAACCGCCTAGCGCAAACATGGCCATCGTGATGCCGACCGACCTCGGCGACATCAACGTTTGGGGACCAATCCTAGACCAGGCCCTTGGCGTAGTCGTGGATCGTCATGACCACACGACCGGGAAAGGCGTCAAGATCCCGTCGGCGGCGCTGAACATCAATGCCGATGTGTCGTGGTCTGCAGGCGGTGTATCGCGCGCCATCACGGACCTCAAGGCGGTGGACTTCGCGCCAAGCGCTGTTCAGACGGCTCTCGCCGGGGCGCTGTTCGTTTCGGACGGAACGTCCGGGCTCACGATCAACGAACTCTACTGGCGAACAACGTCCGGCGTGAACGTCAAGCTAACGGCCGGCTCTGCGTTGAACGTCGCCGCGTTCACCGGTGGCATCGGCGGAGACTATTCGGCCGTCGGGGCGCTGGTGCTATTTGACGACGCGACCGACAGCTACTGGTTTCAGCAGCAGGTAGGAGCAAGCGTCAGGCAGTACGCGCGGATGCGATCTGCTGACGTTGACCTGTACGAGTACAAGGCGAATCCAGCGGCCGGCGTACCGACGAACCGCGTCAGGTTGGCGAGCCCGACGGGGCTGGCTGCCAGCTATGCGCTTACGATGCCACCTGCACTCCCGGCCGTGGCGGGATTGCTTGCCGTAAGCAGCGCTGGCGTCATGTCGACGGTTCCGACGCTGCCAGCAAGCACCTCGCGTGCTGCCGTACGCGTTACCGCAGCGGGGGTTTTTTATACTGGCGAGCCTACGTACTACAGCGCCTCGTTCGCCGCGTATGTCACTGGGCCCGCGATCGCGCTGTCGCTGACTGGAGGCGTTGTAACGGTAGTCGGCAATAGCACCGTAGTGCTACCGCTTAGGTTTCACTCAAGCGATATGCTTGACTCGTGGAGCGTAAGTATCCTGAAGCTATCGACCTCGGGGACAACGATTACGGCAACCCTTACGAGCTTTGACTGGTCAACCGGGGCTACGTCGACCATCGGATCGGCTCAGGCTAACTCCAGTGCTGGTACGGTTCTAATTTCACTGGGACAAAGCTCTCTTGGTCACGTCATGTCGGCGTCCAAGTCTTATTCTATATCGCTTGCCTGGACCGGCGCTGGTGCGGTCCAGGACGACATCAGAGGGTACACCACGTCGTCATGACGCTACCTGCCAATCCAACCTGTCTTGGGGGCGTTTCCAGCGATCGTCTTGGCCTGAACGGCTGCGACTCCCAGTGGGACCGCGGATCGCCAGCGCTCAGGCATCGCGGCCCAGATGATGGCGTTAACCAACGCCACCGACAGAAAATATTGGTCAACCGTCCACGTCCTCGGATTTGCCCCCATGATCGGGTTAGCCTCACGGTGACCAACCCATCCGTCCTCAGCCATAGATCTAGTCTGGCTCCAGTCAACGGCCAGCGCCGCCGTGCTCACGGCCAGCGCCGTGCCGTTGACGTAGCGATTGGAGCAGCCGACCAGAAGCAGGAGAACCAGGGTGAGTCTCATGTCTACAGTGTGTGGACGGATGGGCATGGTGTCAAGTGCCGCTGAATCCTGCGCCACTGCCGATTCAGTTTTCCGGTGGCGTTGACCTCACGACCGATAGCAAGCAGGTCCCCGTTACCAAGCTGCTGAACCTGGAAAATTGCGTCTTCACGAAGGCGACCACGCTTTCGAAGCGCAACGGCTACCAGTCACTATCCCTGGCCATCCAGAACGCAGGCGGTGACATCTCGAACGCTCGTGGCATCGCGGCCCGTGACGACGAGCGGCTGTTGTTCACCGACAAGCGCTGCTACAGCCAGCGACCTAGCTCGGGGACGTGGTCAGACGCAGGTGAGGTCGCCGCGACGTCGGCCACGACGCTTCCGATTGCGCGCACGGGAACCTACCAGACGCAGCCGGATATCGCCGAGCGCAATGGCGTCCGAGTGGTTGCCTGGGAGGATGGTCGCGGCGGCGTGTGGTGCTCAGTGCTCGAGTCGGTTACCGGTCGCGTGCTGCTGTCGCAGCGCCAGCTCGACTCGAGCGCGAACGCCAAGGATCCACGATGCCTTGCCGTCGGCGAGGTCATCCACGTGCTCTGGACGCGCGTCGACCTCGGGCAGATCCAGCTCGCGCTGGTGAATCCTGCTACTCCGAGCCTCGCGCCGGTGACACAGATCCTGACTAGCGATCTGAGTGTCACGAACCCTGTCTACGATGCCGAGTCCGCCCCGGCCGCACCCAGTGGGATCTCGATTCGCCCCGGGCTGATTGCATGGGCGGTTCCGGGTGGCGGAATCAGAATCGGGTACATCGCACCGGATGGCACCCTAGGATCCCCGCTATCCGGGCTTCCGTCGGTCGTTGACCTTAGCAGCGCGGTTCAGGTTACGTCGGTTGCGGTGTCGTACTGTGCGGCGATCAACACGATCGCGGTTGGTATCTTCCGTGCGCAGACCGTGCTCCGTGTGTTCTTTTTCGACTCGCTGCTCACTGCATTCATCACGCAGTTCCAACCGACTGTCAGTGGATCGAATCACACGAAGCTGACGCTCGCGTGGGGTGGATTTCTGCCATCTGGCGCGATTGGGTGTTGGTACATCTCGGAGATCACGTCGACGCGCACCGATCTATGTTCCGTTGAGAGCGGATACGTTGCGTTCCCGCCGGATCCGGTGTTCGGAAACATCCAAGAGATGAACACGCCGTCCATCTTGCTTGGGCACTCGCTCGTCTCGAGAGCGTTCCATGATGGTGGTCCACCCGAGGCAGCAGCCACTGAGTCGAGTCAGAGTGGCGACGTCTACGCGTTCATCGCGCACACCGTGACGTTTTTCCCCTACGTCGCGGCGCTGCGACTCAGTGACGACAGCGGCATCGCGACCCCCGGGAACACGATCGTCTCACGGTTGATGCCTGGGGAGTGCGCCGGTGCGCTGATGCGCACCACTGGCGCCGGCACGCGAGCCTGGACGCAGCACCTTCCGAGCGTGATGGCCACCGGGATCGCGGACACCGACGTGTACTCGAGGACCCATGCGGTCTGCGTACCCTATCGCATCCAGCTCTCGTCGGAGAACGGCGACCAGTTTAGCGAGCAAGGTCTCAAGCTTGCGGAGCTTAACTTCCTACCAGCCTATCAGTCCGCCCAGCTCGGCCGCGGGCTGTACCTCGCCAGTTCGGCGCCGATGCACTACGACGGCGACGCATGGCACGAGGCGGACTTTCACGCCGCACCTGACCTTGGGTTCAATACCAGCGGTTCTCCGGTTCTCCTATCAACGTCTGCGGTTCCGGTCGGGTCAGGGAATATCCCGGACGGAACCTACCTGTGCGCGTATTGGTACGAGGCCGTCGACGCACAAGGCGAACTGCATCGCGGTCCCGTGAGTGTGCGATTTCTCGTCGAGGTGACCGGTGGGCCTCGACAGATCCGTCACACGCTGCCGACGTGTCGGCTCACACGGTTCGCGAACGTTCGCATCTGTGTGGCCAGGTCGATTCAGGGAGCCGAGGGAACCGAGTCGACCATCCCGCTGTTCAGGGTGACCTCGAACGACGTCACGATTACGACCGGCGCCAACCGGTATGTGCTGAACGACCCGACGTTGAACACCGTCACGTTCGACGACAACCTGTCCGACGACGATTTGATTCTTCGCGAGCCCTGCTACACGAACGGTGGCATCCTGTCGAATGCGCCGGCGCCATGGAGCGGATCGGTCCTTGCGCAAGGCAAGGGTCGGCTATTCTGGACCGACACCACGAACCCGAACCTTGTGAGGTTCTCGCAGGAGAACATCGACGACGTAGCCCTTGAGGCACCCATTGAACTCGCTGTCTCCGTGGACCCATTTGGTGGGCCCATCACCGCGATCGGCGTCATGGACGATGGTGTCTACCCGTTCAAGGAGTCGGCGGTGTACGCGTTTGGTGGCCCCGGGCCGCTGGCCGACCCATCGGTGGTCACGAACAACAACGGATTCACGACGGCCGACCTGGTGACCTCTGACGTCGGATGTAGGTCCGCGCGTTCGGTTGGGCAGACTCCGGCCGGGTTAATCTTTCAGTCGAACAAGGGAATCTACCTACTCAACCGCGGCCGTCAGGCGTTGTACGTCGGCGAGCCTGTCGACCCGTTGAACACGCAGGTCATCGAGCGCTGCACCCTGATGCCCGATCGGCAACAGATCCTATGCCTGACGAGCACGCCGGGCGGATACAGCCTGCTGTGGGACTACAGTCGGAACCAGTGGAGCAAGTTCTCGAATCACGTCGGCCTGGATGCCGTCGTCGTCGACGGTATCTACCACTACCTGCGACCTGATTCTCGGGTTTTTCAGGAGACGCCCGGGGTGTATCGCGACGACAATACGCAGATTCAGATGACCATCGAGACGGCGTGGATCCATTTCCAGCCGTACCTCCAGGGATGGCAGAAAATCCTGCGCTCGTACTTCCTCGGCAAGTTCCTGTCACCGCATACCTTGGTTCTGCGCTATCGTCTCGACTACAACGAGACCTACAGCCATGAGATTCTTCTCGATGTCGACACCAACTGGAATCCATCGCTATTCGGCGCAGGACCGTTTGGCGCTGGACCGTGGGGCGGATCGGATGGCGGAACGCGGTATCAGCGGTGGGTCCACCTCAACAAGCGGTGTCAGTCGATTTCGTTCCGCATCCAAGATCTCGAGGATGTCGACGACTTCGGGGCCTCGTTCGAGCTATCCGAATTGCTTCTTATCGGCGGCGGGGTTGGCAAGGCATTCAAATCCGGTGCCGCGCGTGGCGGCCAACCGTAACGGAGGTTCCGATGGGTCAAGGATCTGAGGCAGCAAAAGGTGCACTTGGCGGAGCCGGAACAGGCGCGGCCATTGGGTCGGTCGTTGGTCCGTGGGGAACCGTAGTCGGTGGTGCCGCCGGCGGGCTCATTGGTGGCCTCGCTGGCTACTTCGGGGGCAAAGACAAGAAGCCACTTCAGTACCAGGATCGCGACCAGATTCAGGCACTCATCCGCGGTGGATCCGGTCAGGGCGGGGATGCCGGATACTGGGCGCAGGACGTCACGCATTTCCAAGCGCCGCAGACTCAGGCGGCCCAGCTGCAGTTGGGCAACGATCCATTCCGCGCGGCCCAGCTGCAGCAAATGGGGCAGCTGCAAGGCATCGCATCCGGGCAGCAGCGAGGCGCGGGTGAGCTCGCGGTCCAGCGTCAGGCTCAGCAGGCACTCGCCGCTCAGCAGGCTCAGGCTCGCATGGCACGCGGCGGAAACGCGGCGCTCGCATACCGCAACGCGGCAGGGCAGTCGGCGGCGATCGGTAGCTCTGCAGTCGGGGCTAGCCGCCAGGCCGCTCTCCAGGACCAGATGAACGCCCAGGGGCTCCTGAGCGGGCTGTCGGCTCAGGGGCGCGGGGCGGACATCAACGTCTCCGGGCAGAACGCCAACCTGCAGCAGCAAGCCGGCATTCAAAACGCCGGGTTACAACAGCAGAACCAGGTGATCAACAGCGGCAACTACATGGGGCTGCTGAGCCAGTTGAATCAGATGAACGGCAACCAGCTCGCCGCCACGGCCGGTCAGCCGGCGCAGCCAGGCATTGGCGGGCAGCTGCTTTCAACTGGTGGGCAGGCCCTCGGCGCATACTTGGCGAACCGGAAGTAAGATGCCTGGATACCTACCTGACGCAGTGCAGCAGCAGATGGGATGGCTTCCGGTCCCTGCCTCGGATGGGTCGGCTGCGATCCCGCAGCCCAATGGTGAGGTGCCGCTGCACCCTGCTGTCCTGCAGGGGCTCGGCATCATGCCGGCGCCGGCCGAGACGCCGCCACAGCCGCAGTTTCAGCTACCATTAGCGGCGCCGGTCCCAGAGCCCGTGCAGCCACAGGCTGCCCCGCCTGCACCGGAGTACGTGGTTCCAGCCACGGCCATCGCGCCGGATCCGACGGCTCAGGCGCCTGGACTGGTCCCAACACAACCGGCACAGGCCGCGCGCGCCCCGCAGCTGCCTCGCACGCCAGCCGAAAAACTCACCGCGGCGCAGGTCAAACAGGCCGAGGCCGATCGGACGTCCGAGGAAGCCGTGCGCTTGCAGGCTCAGGCCGAGCTGCAGAAGAACGCCGAGATCGGGAAGGTATACGACGCGCACGCGGCAAACGCCGAGGCGATCCAGAAAGACCTCAAGGCCAAGCAGGATGATTATCTCAAGACTCGCGCCACGAAAGAGGCGCAAGCGGTAGCTCTGCTCAAGCAGAGCGACGACTACAAGATCGACCGCGGTCAGTTTCAGAAGGAGATGGGAGCGGGTGGCGCGATCGGATGGGGCATCGCGACGCTGCTCTCTGCCGTCGGCGACTACTACCTCGGCAAGGCTGGCCAACCGAACCCTGTGTTGCAGATGATGCAGCAAGCGATGAACGCGAACGTCCAGAAGCAGATGGACGAACGCGAGCGACTCAAGGGCCGTGCAGCCAACGCGTTCCATGCGCTCGACAAGTACGACGCATTCTCCAAGGATCGCATGGCGCAGACCGCGCTCTTGGAGGCGCGCAACGACAAGATGCTCGCCGACTACATCCAGATGGCCGCATCGAAGACGGCTGATTCGGCTACGCTCGCACGCGCCGCCAAGGCAATCGGCGAGCTACGCCAGTCATCGGCCGAGAAGGCAGAGAAGGCGGCCGAATACGCGACCAAGCTGGACGTGGATCAAAAGCAGCTCGGCGTCTCACAGTACAACGCGGCGACCTCGAGACTCGGGCATCAGGAAACGGTGCGGCACAACCTCGCAACCGAGGATCTGGCGCAGCAGAGCAAGGATCTCGAGGCGATCAAGCTAACGCAGGCAGGAAAGACAGATCAGGCCAAACTTGTTCAGGAGCGCGCCATCGGCGGCGAAGCGGAAGTGCAACGCGGCCCAGACGGCAAGATCGTCCTCGACAAGGACGGGAAGCCCGTCGTCAATCTCGGTGTTATGAGGCTCAAGGATGGGTCGATCTTCCTGCCCAAGGGAGACGCAAAGAAACTACAGGAAGCGCACAGTACTACCAAGCAGTACGTTGGCGCCCTCGATCGCATTCGTGAGCTTGGTCCCGAATGGATGAGCAACGTTGCGAACAGTGAAAAGAAGCAGCAGTTGCAGCAGGCGATGCAGACGGCCAAGAATCTTGCGATTCGACTCCTGGAACTTGGTGTTCCGACGGGCAAAGATGTCGAGATGGCGGAAAACTTCGTCGGAGCCGGTGACCTTACCGGATTCCGCGACGTCCTCGGCGGCATCAACGAGTCACGTAGGACGGCGCTACGGCTTCACAACGCTCAGTTGGAAACCGCCGACTATGACCGCCCATGGACCATCCCCGATCCGCTATCTGCCCCGAAGTCCGCGCCGACTCCAGAAGAGAAAACTCTGACCGACCTCAAGGTCAAGCCGTCGCTGTCCTATGACAGGGCGTTCAAGGAAGCCGCGCAGTACACACTCAAGGAGATCAAGGATCCGGTCGAAGCCACTCGTGCCGCGCGCGCCGAGGCCGAGAGATACAAGGTCGTGACCCCTTCTCAGACCAGGAAGCTCAAGCAGCTCGAGCAGCAGGCTCTGTCCGGGGATCAGGTTGCCCTATCCAGCCTCGACGACCTGGCCAAGGACGCCGCCACGGGATACGTGGAAGCGATGGCCAGGGACGCCGCCGATCGAGTACGCAGGGCCATCGAGGTACAGAAGTCATCCGTTCGCGAGGACGCAGGTCCGCAGCGCACGGGGTATGATCCGCGCGAATTGGTCAGGCGATTCAATCCGAACGTCGATTGGACTGGTGACTGAGTGCCCAAGACTTCGGTCATCGACCCAAGCGGCGCGCCACGCGACGTTGACGACAGCGAACTCGCCGCGGCCCTTCAACGTGGCTGGCGACTGCCGACGCCGGAGGAGCCGCAGCGGCTCAGCTCCGAAGCTGCAGCCGAGGAGAACTACGGCGGGCTCCGCGGTGGCGTCGAATCAGTGGTCGCTGGCATCGGCCGCGGCCTGACGCTTGGTGGCAGCGACCTCGCGCTCAAGTATGCAGGCGGCAAGGGAGCCGCCGATGACCTTTTAGGCCTGCAGCGCCAGAACCCGGGGCTGTCGGTCGGAAGCGAAATCCTCGGCAACGTCGCGCCGTTTCTGGCAACTGGCGGCGCAGCTAGTGCGCTGGCCAAGACGCCCGCTGGTTTGCTTTCTGGGGTCGGTAAGGCGATTGCCGAGGAAGGCGGAGCGAGCCTCGGTGGCCGTGCGCTCGCCGCGACCGCGGGGGCCGCAGCCGAAGGCGGCATACAGTCCGGGGCCACCTACATCTCGCAATCAGCTCTCGAAGACAAGCCTCTATCAGCGGAGGGGTTCGTCGGAGCCGTTGGCCACGGCGCGCTGTGGGCTGCTCCGATCGGAGGAGCGCTGACCCTCGGCGAGGCAGGACTCATCAGAGCTCGCAAGCTGTTCCCGAAGGCACAGGTCTCGGCCGCGGCGGCTCAGGGCATCAAGCGTGAGGCCACGGCAGCTCTGGTCGACGCAGCCACCGATGGCGAGCAGATGGCGCAGACCGCGCGCAAACAGCTGGAGCTCGTGGACGAGAAGGCCGGAATGGCCACGCTCACGGAGCAGCAGACGCGGCGAGCGTTCGGGGCAGCGGACCCAGGATCGCTTGGCGACCAGGTCACGGGCGGTGTTGAAAAGGCACAGCTTCAGGAAGCCCTCAACCGTTACGAGGCGTCGAAGGCGAACCTGAACGACTGGATCCGATCAGAGGCTGACCCGGACCTTGAGGCGGCGCTGCTTGGCGTTGTGCCGCCAGAAGTCGGTGCGCCCGGCGGTTCGCTAGCTCGCGGCTCTGGTCCGGTTCCGAACCAAGAGCTGTTCGATGCGCTGGACATGCGCGCGCGGCAGCTGGATCAGACCGCCGTCGGGAAAAAGAAGGTGCCCGAGGCGCTGGTAGAGGGTGTCAAGGAGGCGATTCCGGCCGTTGGTGACGCTCCGGATGCCACGCGTGCCGGTAAGCGCCCGGCCGGTCTCGAAGGGCTGCTCGCGGACACCAAGGCTCAGCTCGACTCGGGGAAGTCGCTCAAGGAGATCTCGGACTCGAGTGACCTGCGCAAGGCGTATGTCACCGGCAAGGAGCTGGACTCCGGACTGTCGCTGTCGTCTCCACTGAGCCAGTTCGACCACGAGCTATCGGGCGCCGATTTGCTTGATGTTCCACCCGAGCAGCTATCACTGAAGCAGCTGCGCAAGCTTAAGGAGTTCGTAGACGGCAAAACGGAAGAACTAACCCCGGGAACTGCCGAATACGAGCGCTACGCCAGAAGAACTCCCGATGCCTATATCTTTCCAATTGAGGACGGATACAAGCCTGACCGTCCAGACTGGTCACCGGCTCCGCCTCCGGTGGCTAAGCGTCCGCTTGGGGAGGCGATCGACGGATCTCTGAATGAGATGAAGCTTTACCGTCAGGCGGTTCGAGACGCTGACATCACCAAGGCCGGCAAGCATCTGCTTGCGGCCAAGGATTACGCCGAGGATGTCAAGATCCTCGCCGATCCGAATGCTATCAAGAAAAGGGGAACCCAGGAGTACGAAGCCTTTGTGAGGCCGAATGCAGCATCCACTCCTGAGGCTATCAGGGCCGACGGCCCCAAGCTCAAAAGGGAGCCCCTTGCCTTGAAGTCAGCTGAGTATGACTCCATGGCGGACGATTTCTCCAAGTCTCTCACCCCGGAGCATCGTTCTGCGTTGTTGCATTACTCAAACGGCACCGACGGCATTATCAATAGGGCACTCAGACGCAAGAGCGGTCGCATTGATCCGGAGTCCATGATGTTTGCGGACTCAGGACTGACACCTGAGGAGAACATCCGAAACCTGGAGAAGTACGCAGGGATCGACAAGGATCGCAAATTCGTTCACTACGAAGGCGTGAAGGTCGACACTTCCGGCTATGAGGCGCGCAAGATCTCCGACGAGGTAAACAGGATCGATTACGCGATCGGGCGATCGAAGCTCGGGCGCGATGCTGTCGTGTACAGAACGATCAACGATCCAGGAGGGCGGATAACATCATCGCTGGAACCGGGCTCCACGTTCGTGGAGCACGGGTACGCCTCGACGAGCGCCAACCCGAATTTTGCAGATGAGTTCGTTCCGCAGGTAGGCCACGACGTTCGGTACAAACTTGCGGACCGCGTAGACTTTCACATCAAGCTTCCCGCCGGAAGTCATGCGGCGCCCATGGCCAACGAGGCGGCTGGCTACAAGGGGGCGGAGGAAGAACTGCTCCTCCCAAGGGGCACGCGCTTCCGTGTGACCAAGGTTGAACCTGGGGCCAACGGCGGCCCCAAGCGCGTGTTCATGGAGGCGATCGGGACCGAGTCACCGTCGCTTCTTAAGCCTGGAGTTCGAGATCTCGTAAGCGGATACAAGGCGTCGGCATCGCTTCCTACCAGGGGTCCGCGTGCCTCCTTAATGCCAGAGGTCGCCAAGGATGGCTCTGTTCAGAAGACGCGGATCCTGCGCCCGGCCGACCGCCCGCATGGCACAGTGTGGTCTGAGCATCCGATTCCTTTGCCCGAAGGCGTCAGAGTCGACATCCCGAAGGTCGAGCGGGCCCGCGAGTCCATGCTCAAGGCTGTGTCCAAGGCGACCAAGGACGGCATCAAGGACTCGCAGCAGGCAGCGGTCCGTGATGGACTGTTCTCGATCGCCGAGGCGTACGGCATGCACCCCAGGCTGCGCGGGGCGCCACTCTCAGGCGCACTGGAGGTCATGGGCAACAGGACTCCGTCCCATCTACGACTGCGTGACGGTGCAGCTGCCTCGATGCACATCGTAGGCAAGAACGCCGGATTGATGCTGGTGGACCCAAGGACGTTCGAGGATTTCAAGAATTTCCTGTCCAAGTCACCCAGGGAATGGCGCGCGCTCGGCGAGGCATCGGAGCACGGAAACCGTGAGGCAGCCAAGCACCTCAATGGCGTTCACGTCATGAATCACGAGACGGTTCACGCGCTTGGGCCAGAGATCGTATGGGACAAGGCTGGCGAGGCGATCGAGGAACTGACCACCGAGCTTGCGTCGCGCAGAATCACCTCTGATGCCTTCGATGTATCGTCGGCGAACCCGGTGCTGAGCGCGTACCACGAGATCATCGACCCGGTGGTCGATACGGTCTCGTCTGCCGTAGGCGTCACCCGGCCAACGGCACAGAAAGCCCTTGAGGTGGCCAGTCTCCGCTTCAAGGGGCTATCGGGCAAGATCTCCAGCGATAAAGCGATCGATTTCGTTGTGAACGACGTAGCGAAAACACTGGGCGTTCCGGCCGGTAAGCGCGAGTCGCTCCTGTCGGCCATGAGAGACAGCCTGGATATCGGAAGGGTGAAGGCGCTCCAACCAAGCGAGGCCGACCGCTGGGCGTGGATTGACAGAATGAAGGCCGAAGACGATGCCGCCTGGGGGCGTCAGCAACAGAGCACCGCCGTCGGAGGCCGGTCGCTCAGTTCCCCTCGTATCGGTGATGAGCCATTCTCCGTAAATGGCGTAGATATGAGTGTCAGTTCCGAGACCAAGCCGCTCGTGAAGGGCGGCGCTGAGAGGACCACGGTCAAGATCGAGCGCAAGCTTGCCGATGGCGAGGTCGTGTCCGTCGGGGAGGCGGAGTTCATCCATCGCGGTGACAAGCTCTACCCAGAGAGCGCCAACGTCGATCCGGCATGGCAGCGCAAGGGTATCGGCACTCGGATGTACGAGGAAGCTGAGCGGATCACAGGGAAGAAAGTCATCCCGAGCGACAACCAGACTCCGGCTGGGGCTGCGTTCAACAGGAAATATAGAGAGCGCGACATCCCTGGGTTCAAGGTTCCGGAGAAGGCCGCCATCAAGAGCGGAATCCCGAAGTTCTCGGACCTTGGAAGCGAAAGCTTCAACGGAGAGGCCTATGTGGTTAGGCCGAGCGAGCTGCTACGAACCGAACTTCGCGGAATCGACAGCGGCGCAGATATCGCAACCGACGCACGAACGAAAAGCGTCTCCGACGGATGGAAATCCGGCGCCAGAGTCCCGGCCATCGAGATTGACGTCGATCAGGCAGGCCATTACTTCGTGGCCGACGGAAACCATCGGCTGTTCGCCGCTGCGATTGAAGGCGATCGGCCGGTACTGGCAAGATTCCGCCCGGTCCAGGCCGACGTTGGCAGCATGGACCGGATCGGCGTCGATCTGGAGCGGGCTATCGGCAAGCCTTCCGATTCGCTTACCGGGCTCCTCCGTGGCACCAAGGATCAGCTAGATTCCGGAATCCCGTTCCGTGACATCCGTCCGCCCGAAGACCTCGGCGCCAAGATCCTGGAGTTCGGCGAGCCCCAGGTCACCAAGGCCCTCGGCAAGCGTCCAGGAGGCGGGACCGATATCGGCCCGGACATCGCCCGCGCGGCCAAGGTCATCACCGAGCATGAGTCGTCGCTGGCCCAGCTCGCCGACGTGCTCGGTCCGGCTGCGCCACCGACAGCGGTCAGTCGAGCTCAAGCGTTCCGCCAGGCTCTGAACGCACAGTCGGAAGCGTACGCGGGCAGCGCCGCCAAGGCCGCTCAAGGAATCGACGCCAAGGTTGCGCCAGCCGCTACCGTCGGTGCGCTACCGGCTCCAGCCGTCCGCACAACGTTTGGAGGCGAGACCGTGGTCGATGACCAGATCTCGAAGGCGCTCCAAAAAGAGACCATGCGCCGGCCTCCGGCCGCAGGAGACGCCACGGTCGTGGACAATGGGATCACGAAGGCGCTGCGTGCGCACGACATGAAGGCTGGTCGAACAGCTTCCCCCACGGCAGATGCGCCGGCTGGTTCAGGCGTCCTCGGGAAGGTCGCCGACGTCGGAACCGCCCTCGAGGTTCTCCAGGCCATGGGTGTACACGTTCCAGATATCAGCTCCATCCCGGTCATCGGCCCCGTGCTGAGCCTGTACCTCAAGGCGCGTGCCGTTCTCGGAATCTTGGGCCGCAAGGGCGGATCGGTTGGCCGCAGCACCGAGTCGATCGTCGCCGCGAAGTCGGCGGGGCTGCGGAACCGGATCGTCACGGCAACCGGTGGGGCCCTCGAGGTGGCGGCTCGTGGGGCCCGGCGCGCAGCCGAGGTACCGAAGGCGCCGCTGGCGATCCTTGGGATGTCGCTGTTCCCGGGTGGAGAAAACTCCAAGTCCAAGGACCCTCGCGTGCTCTACGAGGCACGGATGAATGACCTTGCGCGCGCTCAGCAACCCGGAGCCGTTGCCCAGGCAGTCGCCGACCGTGTGCAGACCTCCGACCCTGACCTCCAGGACGCAATCACGGCGCAGGTCGAGCGCGGGATCCAGTTCATCGCCTCGAAGGCGCCCAAGCAGGCCGTTCTCCCCGGCATGCTTCCCGGCGACGGCACGTGGAAGCCGAGCAAGTCGAGCCTGGCTACCTGGTCGCGGTACATCAACGCAGTGAACGACCCAGCATCGGTTCTCGAGGATTTGGCGCGCGGCCATCTGTCCATCGAGGGCGCCGAGGTGCTGAGAACCGTCTACCCAAAGTTGTTCGCTGAGGCGCAGAAAGCGCTCCTCGAAGCTGCGCCCAAGATGCAGAAGACGCTTCCGTCCTCAAGGCGCATCGCGATCAGCATCATGTACCAAGTCCCGGTGGACCCAAGTATGTACCCGTCGCACCTCCAGTTCCTGCAGGCTCAGGCGCCCGGTGCGCAACCTGCTCAGCCGCAAGCGCCACAGGGTGGGCCTGCGATTACCGGACCGCTCCAGACCGGAGCCCAAACCATGACGGCGCTTGACCGTCGAGCAGGGATGTAGAATGACTGCAATCGAATCAGCCACGAACGCTTTCTATGGGACGCAGCCGATTGCCACGAGCTACTACGGGCTCGGCGGTGACGAGTCCCTGGTCCAGCACGTCCATATCGCCTGGGACGCTACGCTAGTCGCGACCATCACGATCTGGTCGTCGAACTTTCAAGAGGTCGCGCTGAACAGCACGGACGCCAAGGAGTGGTGCCAGGAGAACCCGCCCACCGGGTACACGGCCATCAGTCCGGCCGGTGCTGCAACGGCGGCAACTCCGCTCGTGCTCTCGATTCCAGGCGGAACCGCCGGCTGCGCCAGCATGCATATCGGCATGCTAGGAAGTCGTCTGATGCGTGCCCGCGTCATCGCAACGGTCGCGGGACTGTTGCGAATCAAGACAAACGGAAAGGACTAGACTGTGATAACCAAGACACAGGCAGCACAGTTGCAGGCTCAGTACATCCAGAAGATCCCCGATCGCGTAGAACAGCAGATCGTCGCTGCTGCTCTCGCTGGGCAGACGTCCGTGCTTATCAGCTACGCACCGGCCAGCCCCGCACAGGCGACGGCGTTCATCAACACGCAGCTCACGCCCAATGGCTGGACGGTCAGTCTTCGTGACGACGTCAACTTCACCTTCGTGATCTCATGAGACGCACCAGGTCGCGCGTCGTGCCCATGACTTGATCGGCCTGCGAGTCGGGCTCGCTGTCGGTCCACGCGTTGGGTACGCGTCCGGACTGACTGAGGATCCGTGGTCGTCGGCCGGCGCCGGTGGCGGAATTCCAGGCGTCACCCGTGACGCTGCGTCCGGCATCTACTTCCCTGCCACATCGGCGGAGTGGACGATCATCCTCGGGATCGCGGGCATCGCCACCGGAGGCCCGTCGGCGATCTACAACTTTCAGGAGGCGTCGGGTAACCCAGCTGACGCCACTGGAACGTTCCCGCTGACTGCGGCCGGAACCGGCCTGGTGTACGCACAGGCGATTCCTGGCTACACGCGGCTCGCGGTTGGAACCACCACCGGCGGCACCGGCGTGTTCTCTACGACGTCGGCCAGCCTGCCAGACATCTCGACCGACAGCCAGCTCACGATGGCCGTAGTGCTTCCGTCGACAATCGCGACCACGCGAGACGTCCACGGCGGCGGTGCGGCCGGGACGCGTGTCAACAGCCAGCTCGTTGCCACGACTGGTCAGGCACGCGGTATGTCCGTCGGTAACAACGCGACCGGCATCATCAATAGCGGCGGGACTGTTAGGCCGTGGGTCCTCAAGCACGACCGCACCGCACTAGCCACGACGCTCTACACCGACGCCGAGAAGATGACCCCCACGTTCGGCGGCACCTCAGCCGGAAAGAGCATCACGTTCGGCAACTTCGTGGCCGGCGCCGGAACGTGTCGGTATCTGTACGCTGCCACCTGGATCACGGCAGCAGCTCTGATCCCCGAGGCCAAGATTCGCACGCTGCTCCAAACTCTTGGATGGACGGTTCTATGGTGAGATTTCTCGCGATGTTGTTCCTTGTGGGCTGCGTCGAGGAGAGCTATTTGTCGTTCAGCCTCACCGCGTGCTCGTCGGAGGTTCCCGATGACGGGCTAGACGACACTGCGGGCGTCCAGGCGGCCATCAACGCACGCTGTCCGCTTGCACCGGGCGTGTACGACATCGACATGGCGCCGACGCCGCCTGTCGGTCGACGCCGCTACAGCATGCTCACTGTGGGCAGCGGCAAGGAGCTTTCCGGGGCTGGGGCGATCCTGCGGTTCCGCGGCAACGCTGGGCTACAGGACTGGCGCGGCGTCGAGATGACCGGCGCGGCGCCATCGGTGCATGACATTCGGTTCGAAACGCCGGATCTGGTCGGTACCGTCGAGCAGACCCATGCGATCCGAATTACCGGTCCGAGCTCGAGCCCAAGCGTGCACGATGTCGACTTCGACCACCCGTACCGCGGACTCGACGGCGGAGACTGCATCCAAGCTGTGGGCTACCTGCCTACGCCTATCACCGATCTGTACGTCGGCCACATCACCGGCGACTGCGACCGGAGTGCCGTCGCGATGCACAGCGGCGTCGACGGAGCAGTGGTCGAGTACGTCACCGCGGCGGCCGGCGATCAGATTGTCGACGGCGAGGGCAGCGGCGAGGGGTCAAGGAACTGGCTCATCACGCACAACACGTTCGGCACGCGACCATCAGATCAGGGTGCGTTCGGGCTCCAGCTGCAGCTCACCGATCATGTCCGCGTGACGGACAACGTGTTCGACGGACGGGGTATCGTTGTCTACAGCGGAACCGATATCGAGATCGACGACGTAGACATCACCCGACGCGCGGCCAGCGGTGAGGCCGCGATCGAGATCATCAAGGAAGCAACCAACGTCCGCATCCACAGCGTACGCGTCGAGCGCACCGCGTCGGCGGGCGCCGGTAGCGTAATCCGAGTGACGCCGCATGGCACCGGTTTCGCCTCGGACGTCTCAATTGGACCGGCCGCGGTGCTGGTCCAGCGCGCCGGCGGCAACGTCATCGACACCTCCGGTCTCGTCGGCCTCGATGTGGACCGCGTGACCATCGCTTACCTGGGGCCAACGAACGGGGCCTACGGCGTTAGCGCGCTCGGTGCCGTGGCCAAGCAGACCACCGGCCTAGCGATCCAGGACAGTGTGTTCTCCGGTCCGCTGGCGGCGTTCGCTCGCATCAGTGGTTCATATGCAGGCACCGGAACGCTGGCGAGCACGCGGAACATCGCCATCGGCGCCACGCAGGGGCTGCGGTGTGAGAACGCGGCCGGCATCGTCGGTCCGGTAACGTCAACAGGCGACACGATGCCTGGAGGGTGCTCGGTGGCGGTGACTACGCCGTGAGCGATGACGATGACTATGACAGCGCGCTCACGCCGCCTAGGGGCAAGTCGAGCCCGATGTGGGGTGACACCCAGAGAACGTCGACGATCTCGCAGCGTCGCGAGAGGGAGCGCGCTCGGATGAACCTCTCCGAGCCCATCACGGACACGTTTTCGCTCGTCGACCGTGAACCATCGCAGGCCACGATCGCGGTCATCGAGCGAAGCAAGCGCCAGGGTCACGACAATGCGACGTACCAGGACATCGTGAACCTTGCCGAGGATGTCGTGCGTCGTACCCAGAAACCGACGGCAGAGATTGCCGCGGTCAAGACTGACCTGCACGACATGAAGCGTGATCTCGGGCTCGCGAAATGGGTCGTTCGCGGCATCGCTGCCGGTGCCCTCGGTGGGCTGCTGTACTTCGCTGAACGCGTTTGGACTCGCGCCGAATCCGAAGCTCGGATGCGGTTGCAGATCGAGAATCTCGAGAGAACTCTCGAGGAAGCTCGTCAGGACATTCGTGCCATGTGGCGCGAGAAGGATAAGCTACGATGACTCTCACCAGAATTCCGAAGGCTCTCATGTTCTTGGCCGGTATCACGGCCGTCTACTTGCTGTTCACGGTGCTGCGCGTGCTCAGCATGGCTCATGCGGACGCCGGTGCCCCGGCTCCGGTCTCGACGGGCGTCCCGTGGGACGTGATCCTCCTGGGGGCGATCGCGCTCTTCTCGGGGATCAGAACGATCCTCGCGTTCGTCGCGCCGCGGACCAAGACGACGCTCGATGACCAGGCGCTTGCCAACATCGACGAGCTTCTCGGCATCCTGCGTGGCCCGCGCGTCCCCGTGCCGCTGCCGTCGGCCACCCGTGAGAGCGGGTTCGTCCGTCTCGGCCTCGTTTCGGCACTGGCCGCCGTCGCGCTGGCCGGCGCCATCCTGTCCAGTGGCTGCGCCGGTACACCGGCGGTCCGTGGTCGCGTCTCGGTGGGCACCGGCGCGTTCCTCGAGTGCGAGGCCCCGAACGTCTCCGCGTTGGCGCAGGACATGGTCCCGTTCGTCGTCGCAACCATTCAGCGATGGATCAGTGGCACCGGCCACCCGGACT